CCTCGCCGGTGTCGAGCAGGTAGACCGTCTTCTCCTCCGTTTCCACGCGCCAGTATTCCGCCACCAGGACGTCATCCTCGAAAATCCAGTCGCCGTAGTTGGCCTTGTGCTCCCCACTGAAGCTGGTGATCTGCGCCTTGGGCCACCGCCGGCGGAACTCCTTCTTGCTCACCCGCTCGAGCACAAAGCAGGCCTTACCGTCGCTCCAGTCGGGCTCTTTACAGGTGGGGTCGAAGAGCACGCTGTTCGGGTTCGCGACCGGCTTAATCGCGATTTCCATGTCGAATAGCGACTGGTTGCGGGTGCGGGGTGCGGACTGGGGAGGCGCCGGCGCCTGTTGTCCCGGCGCGCCCATCGGGGCCAGGTTGAGTTTGGGAAGATCCTGGCGGGGGTCCAGATACTGGTTGCGCACGTAACGCCGGCAGATCCTGAACCAGGCGTAGGATCCCTCTACCATGTCCTGGTAGGCATTGGCATAGATCGAGGGGGCATCGGAATCGTATTCGATGGTGCGGATGAGGTCCTGACGCAGGGCTGCGGTCTGGTCGTTCGATCCTTCGCCCGCGGGGTCCACTTTGATCCCGCGTTTGTTCTGGCGGACGTTGTTGACGCACTGGTTTACGTACTGGCTCAACTGGTCCGAATTCATCACCGGGCGCCCGTTGTCTTCCCGCGCCTTGGCGGCCGCGGCTATCTTCTCGTCCGCATGCCAGGGGTCACCCACGATGTACTTGATATCGATGTTGCGCTGCCGGCGGATGTCTTCCCATGCGCTGTCGTAGCTCTTGTAGCGGTCTCTGATCTCCTCGAGGAGCTCCTCGTCCTTCGACTGGGGACGCTCGCGCGTGTCCTGGTAGCTGGTCGACCCGCGGGAGATGTTGAAAAAGCCGGTGCTCACTTCTTCAGTGCCCTAGAGCCCTTCTTGGCGTGTCCGAGGGAAGGGTTCTCGTGCAGTTCGCGCTTCATCTTGGCCTGCTGCTCTTCGGTCAGCGGAGAGCCTTTACTCAGGAGCTTTTTGACCTGTCTTCTCGTCCAGGGCAAGAGCGTCCTCGCAATTGGGGCAGACGTGCTGATCTCCATCCGTAGCGGCGTCCAGCGTCCAGCCGGCCAGGCGCGCCGCGCGCTTACCTGCATGCTCGTCGGATTCGCAAAAGATGGATTCCTTGCCGCACCTGGCGCACTTCACCCAGAGCTCTACTTCCGGACTTTCGAGGACCGGCACCGTGGGGGCGTGCAACTCGCCGGTGGCATCCACGGTGGGCAATTGCGCAGCCCGTTCCTTGGCCTCGATCACGTAGACCTCGAGAGGGTAGGCTGTGAATCTCAGGTGCGGACTCATGGCCTCGTACATGTCGCGCCGCAGGCCTGGCTCGCACGCGCGCAACAGTTCCATGAAATGCCGGTGATCCTCCACCAAGAACGCGAGAGCTTCCACCACGCCTGGTTCTCCGAGTGAAGGCAGCCCCCGGGCTTTCAATACCCGGTTGATGGAGTTCTCTTCCGCGGCGGATCTCATTCCGCGGGCATCTCCTCTTCGCCGTCTTTGGCGCCGCCGCCCGCGCCAGCGAGGCCTTTCAATGCGAGAGTGCCGGCGATATGCTTCATCAGGGAGGCGCCGTCTTTGGGCCCAAAGTTGAACTCTTCGGGCTGCGGACGGTCGATCGTCATCCCTCCGGTCATGGCTCCCTTAGAGAACCTGGGCTTCGCAATGTAGGTGTGTTGTACGTTGTGGCCGCCGTTTTTGGCCGGCCTGATGCGCATCTCTTCCAGTCGGGGTTTGGTCATTAGTCACCTCCGAGAATGCGATTCGCCTTTTTCCGGATGCGCGCCGCGGCCGCCGGCGAGAGCTTCCCCTCGTCCACCATCTGGGTAGCGCGACCTTTCGCCCGGGATGCGTGATCTTTATCGGGCATCGGATATTTGCGTTCGCCCGGGAGCCCGAATTGACTCTCCGGTAACTTATTGCGTGCCTTTGCCCTCAGTACGGCCATATGCACCTCGATTTGAAGGGCAGCGGCGGAATCGACCAGACTCCCCCGAGCGAGGTTTCATGCCCGCCGCCGCCTCTTCCCGGTGGTACGCCTTCACCGGAACCGTTTAGAGCGCCTGGCGTGGCGCCCATAGCCCTCTGTCCACCGATCGCGCATTTTTACTTCGGCTGCGGTGTCGGGGGTGTCGCGATCGGCTGCGTGGGTGTCCCCGGTATCGGGGGCTGATTCGGAGGGGGGGTCGAAGGGCCGCCCCCAACGACCGGAGGCCCGCCCTGACCCTGAGGAGGCGCCGGCAACTGAGATCCGGGAGGATTGTTGCCGCACGCTCCCTGAGGAGGCGGACACAATACCCAGCCCTGCCCGGGGACCCAGCCAAGAGACCAGTCGCCCCAAATCGGATGGCTCACTACGCCGGGAGGCAATCGGGTGCCGGGAGGCGCCACGATCGGATTACTGGGATGCGCGCCGGGAGGCGGCGCGGGACCGGCGCCGACTTGCGGAGGTCCGCCGGCGGGAGGCGCCGGAAGCTGGGATGGCGGTACGAAGCCGGGATGCACCGGGCCCGTGCCGGCATGCGGCGGCAGCGGAACACCACCCGTCCATCCCGGATCGGTAGCTCCACCCGGATGAACTGGCCCACCGCCCGGGAAAGTCGGGGGACCGGGAGGAACACCGATCGGCGGATAGATCGGTCCGGTGCCGGGGAATCCGGGAGGCGTGGCCGGCCCACCACCGAGGTGCGGAGGCAACGGGATGCCGCCCGACCATCCCGGATCAACGGGAGGTCTTTGTCCGAATCCGGGATCGACTGGTCCGCCCCAGCCTGGCCGGCCGAAACCCGGGTCTACCGGTGGGTAAACGGGTCCACCGCCCGGATGTTGAAACGGCGGTTGCGCCGGTCCGCCGCCGACAAACACCGGGGGTTGCGCCGGTCCGCCGCCGATCGTTGGCGGTTGACCGGCGGGACCGAGAATCGTAATTACACAATTGTAAGAGCTCACGTCGTGACTCCTTTTCGAATTGGTTGGTGAGGTATCAGGTCCACGGGCTCGCGTAGGCACGCTGCCGTTGTTCTTCCATCTGACGTTCTTTTTGCGGCTGGCGTATGCTCACCGCAAGGGTTCGGAAACTGTCCGCAGCATGAGAGTGAAGGTCGTGCAGCGGTTCTCTGGTGGGGCCCTCGTACGATTGCATCTCGCCGTAGCGATAACAGCGAAGGGAGCGCAGGCCTGCTGCGCATCGCTGCTCATCGAAATAGCACAGCGGGAAAATGGTGCGGACCATGTTGATCCCGTCGTATACGGGACCTCGAGGCGCGACCCGCACTCTGCGCCCGTTGGCGCGCATCAGGTCCTCGATGCTCTTGCCGGCCTCGAGTCTCTTGAGTCCGCCATCCCACGGGAGGTGATCCGTGCCCCAGACGTAGCCTCGTTTCTGGAGCTCGCTGAGGTAGTAGTGCAGGGGATGCTGGGATCCTTCCTCGTAATCGATGAGGCGGATTTCCATCGGGAACTGCTGGAACATCCAAATGCACACCATGTCCCCGAAACCGAGATCCCATGCGGTGTCGACGGGCTTGGTGGGATCGTAGGGGACCCTGCGGACGCGGCCTTCGATATCCACCGCGCGCAGTTCGTTCGCATAGATCGCGTTCGCGAGGGTGTTGATCGTGCACCCTTCCCAAATGTGGTTGAACTCGTCAATGTTACGGCGCCTGGTCTCCTCGAGCTCCCGCTTGAGCCCTTCCGGAAACCACGGGTTGTCGCGCCAGGTGAGCTTCCGGACCACCGCGGAGGCCGGCGGGTCGACCACGAACCTCTGGTACGTGTTGTCGCCCTCGAGATCCGGGTTGAAGGATACCCAGAGCTCGCAGTTCGGAACTCGGAACAATGTGGGGATGAGCTTGTCCCAGGATGATTTGGTGACCACCTGGGCCTCTTCCACCCAGCAGATGTTCACCGCTTCCATCGACTTGATGTTGTCGATGTTGTGACGCAGCCCGCTGAACAGGAACTCGGTGCCGTTAGAGCCATAGATGGCGGACTTCTCGATGCGGTAAAAGTCTCCGAGACCCAGTGCCCTGATTTGTTCCTCGAGTAGCTGGTGCACCGAGTCGCGAATCGATTTCATGGTTTCGCGAGCGCACAAGATGCGCAGACACTGCTGCGCGCCGCGGATGAGAAGCGCGCGCGCGAATCCCCAGGACTTCGCCGCGCCGCGGCCGCCATAGGCGACCTTGTAGGGGTGCGGATCGAAGAGGAACTTCAGGGCCGGCGGAAACTCAGCCCTGGTGCCGATCACGGGATCCACGTTAAACTCGCGGTAGTTAAAGGCGGGGCCTGGCATGACCAGACTTCGCTTGGCCTGACCGGGCGGGGCTTGGCCTGAACCGGCGAGGCAAGGCTAGACGGGGCAACGCAAGGCAAGGTTAATTACTCGGATGGCTCGGGTTTGACAAAGACCACCTCAATCCGGGCCTGCACGGGTTCTCCCTGCGGTCCGGATACTTCTGTTCTATTGACCGCATATTTCGAGGGCAGCATGCCTCTTAATAGAAATTGCGTCAGTCCACTGTCGAAGCGACGGACGGTGCCGCATGGTGCACCCTGGTAATACACGAGCTCATCCCAACCCTCGCCGGCGCGCGTAATGGCTTCCGTCTCGAGATACTGGCCGGCTGTTTCCTTCCGCCTCTCGAAAGCCTTCGCATACTTGGCATCCTTGCGCATCCAGCGGTAGTGGTCCGTGCGCTCGATCTTGGCGAGCTCCGCGGCGCGCGCCACGCTGAAGGTGACGCTGTAGGCATCGAGGAACGCTTTCTGCCGTTCGCGAGGTGTGCGCGCATCGTTGGTTGGCTTTCGCGCGGCCGGCTTTCGCGCCATTCAGGGAAGCCCCCTTTTTACCGGCCGGCCAGTGCGGGGATGAGGCCGCACCCCATTAACCGGTAGCCGGGGGCGCAAAGTCATCGAATAGCAGGAGACGCTTTAGGGCCCAGACGCCCGGAGGATTGTCATCCGACTCCGACCGATATGTGAGACTCTGATCGTTCCCCGCGTGAGCTCGCAGTCTCGAATCGTCCCCATGCTCGAGCAGTTGGAGCTCTACCACCTTCCCGGTCTTGCGCTGGATCACCGCGGTGGCGTTACGCGCTTCAAGTAGTCTGGATACACGCTCAGGGCCGGCGAACTCGATACACCGAGGGCCGGCAAATACGGGGATCTTTAGAGACACAACGCCTGAGCTACTACGAGACCGGGGTAGTTTTGACGTCCCCTCCGCGAGACGTTTTACGCCGCTCTTTCAGCGGCTGCCCTCGGCTTGGCGACCACTCGCAAATGCCGCGGGCCAGTGAAGGCCTGGACGGTATACAGGCCGTCTCGATCGTCCGGGTCCGGTAGAGACTTCAGGTAGATGGCTGCCTTGGCGATAAAGTCCCGGGGTCCCCAGAGTCGAAAAAGTTTCTGCTTGCCCTGCGCAGAAACGGCGCGTTGTTTGTCCCGCGCTGAAATCACGATATCAAAATTCACGCCGGGCGCAACGATTTCCTCTTCCGCGCCGGCGCCCGGATACCATCCCAGTATCAATTCCCGCAGTTTCTGATGGCGCAACACGCGCGGCTTGAAGTTCGAGATCTCCTGGTCGAGGGCCGCGTATTCCTCGATTAATTGGGCCCGCTGGCGCCATTGTCCCTCGGCCGGCTTGGTTGCGGATTGAGTTGACTTGCGCGGCATGATGACACTTCAAGCCCGATGCTGGGACGCGCAGCAAAACGGAACTCTCGTTACCGAATCTATCACGGGTGCATGACGACAGCGCAAATTTCTGCTTTTCCGGCAGCGTGCACGGGGATTATGATTG